AAAACTCGGCTTGTGATAGTCCTACGGCGCTGGCTGCGCCTTTGGCGCTGGTTTCTATGCCTTTCGCTGCGTCCCCAAATATTTGATTAGCCTTCGATAGGCTTTCCTCAAAATCTACTGCTAAACCTATGGATTTAGCGCCTACTGCTGCGAACGCTGCACCAGCCGCCAAACTAAACTTACCTATTTGTTTGGTCATTGTGCCTAGTGATTTGGTGGCTTTACCCAGTGCGTTGCGTAAGGGTTTGCTATCTCCGGCTACTACTACGTTTATGATGCTCGTTTTTTTAGCCATTTAAAGCCCTGCTTTTTTCTGTATTTTTTTAACACCTTCAAAATATGTTTCAAATACTTCGTTATGGCGTTCGTCTAAAGCATCGTATAAGAATGGGTTGGGTAGTATGGGTCCGCCTTGCCATCCTTTATTAAAATCGGGGCGTGTAGCCCAGCCGAAGTGAACGGGACCAGCGTAAGGGACTCTTTTGAAACCAGCGCGCACCCTACCGGCGGTTTTGGTTCCTGATTCGCGTATCGTGTCCCTTAGTTTTCCGCTTTTCACTGGCGCTAGTTGGCTAGCCCGATCAGCAACTATTTTCGCAAGGTCTGTATGTAGTTCTTTCAGATCGTCAAAGTTCCCATCTAAAACACTTATTTTACGCCTAAGTTTTTTCATGCCTTGCGTTTTTATGCTTAGCGGTTGTTTAACCATTTCGCCTTTTCGCTCGTTCCTGTTCTCTCACGATGTCATTCTGGGCTTTTGTAAGCGCCCTAATAATGTAGGGGTCACACTCTAGCAAATCCGTGACGGGTTGCCCCGTGATAAGCGCTAGCCTAGCGATTGAATATGCGGTGTGTCGCTGCCCAAAAAATCTTTTTCACTCTCCAAAAGTGTAATATCTATTACTTCGCTTACCCATTCGTCAAAGAGTTTAACTACTCGCCCACTTTCACGGGTAGCAGTCCAGGCAAGCCAGCAAATATGTTCGATGCTGGGGTTGTCGCTGAATGCACCGGCTAGCGTGGTTTTAAATTCTCTTTCAAATGATATTGCTGTCTTTAGGCTTATTGACACTGTGTACGCGTCGCCTTCTGGCGGTTGTACTTGTAGCCTTATGTCAGATCCAAGCATGTTATCAGCTCGTTGCTTTCGTAATCGCACCATTTATAGCCCATGAAACACTGGCGGTACTTAAATCGCCGATGCTGCCGTCTAGCGGTGACCATTCCGAAATATAACAAGACATGCTGTAAGACGGGTTGGTACTTGAAACGCTGGCTGCTACCGGCTTCACCACAATAGTTGTTGATGTATTCAGTAGCGGGTAAATCGTCGCTTCTACTTTTGACGCTGCGAAATCCTGATTGAACGTTATGTCCAGTGTGCCGGATTCTAAACCGCCCGTGTATGTTCTGTTACTGTCGCCCATGCTGGTGGTTTCAACTGCGTCTGATGATCTATTAATAGCGACACTTGTTATGTGCGCTGAAAGATCGACGGAGTTAATAACAACACTGGCGTTTGTTAATACTACTTCTGCCATTTTCTATTTTTCCTTTTTTGTAGGGTTTGTATCTTTTAAATGAACGCCGATTAAAGCGTCTATGTTTACGCCATGTAACTGCTTCGCTGTTACGGTGTCGCCTTTTTCGTGACCTGCGAAATTATCGCTAATCACCTCGTACTTACTCATATTTTTATTCTCCAATTTTTAGACATCATGCGATAACGCTTACATCAAACTGTACTCCCAAGAATACAGCATCAGCGAAGTTTAAGGGTCCATAGTTCCTAGCTGCGATCACTGTGCAGGCTGTCGCTTCCCCGTCTAGGGTCTGGTCCGCTTCTAACGCTGTAGGCACTGTTACTAGGTAATCGTTTAATAGTTCTTGGTTGCTGGTGCTTTCAAACCGTTGCGCTGCTACCACAATGTCGAACCGGCATGTTGCTAAACCTGCTGCTACGGTTCCCATCGCTTCATGAAACGTGATCGCATTGTTACTAGGCACGATTATGCAGCAGGGTGGCGTTAAAAAATCGGGGACGTAATCGTAAACACTCACAAAAGCCTGTGGACTTGACACGGTCTCTAGGCGAACTTTTAATTCTGCCCTGATGTTGTCGTAATCCATTAGGCTGCTGCCGGTAACTTCAAACCCCGTAACAAGGCGATAACTTCAGGATCTGTTCGACTGATTCTTACGAACCCTACGTCTACGCTGCCAGCTTGAAAACCCAACGGGCTACTACGACGCTGGTATAACCTGGCTGCGATAACCAACGCGCATTGTTTTATCTGGTCTGGTATAGCCATGCCGTAACCCCAGAAGGCGGTTATTTGTACTGTAGGTCTTCCGTAACGGTCGCGTGGGTACGCTGACCCATCTACGCGTTTAATGACCCTGTACGGGGCTGCATTGCCGCTTAGAACGTAGTCTGTGGTTATTGTTAGCGTCGTGTCATACGTTCCATCTAAACCCGTGTCTGTTTTGACTATTAAGCCAGTGGTTTGGGCGATGTCGTCACAGTACACGGTGTAATCGTCGTACGGTATGAACGTTTTAGCGGTAGCGCCTGAAGGTACTTCAAACGTGCGCCCCGTGATTTGGTCGATTTCGGCTTCGGCTGCTGCTATGGCGTTATCTATTGCCGTGTTTTCGCTGCTGGTCCCTGATGGTATGCCCAAGTAGGTTTTGACTAGTGCCTGCGTTGTGTACGCCATTAGTTATTTTTTCTTTGCTGGCGCTTTTTTGGCTGGTGCTTTTTTCTCTGCTTTTTTAGGTTCAGGTTTATGCACTCTGCTGGCTGCCTGCTTTTCCCATAATTCTTGACTCATAAAATGTTCCTTAAATGTTGAGAGGTGAGAGGCGACACCGGCTACCAGTGCCGCCCCTCAAGACTCTTGTTTAAATTAGAAGCTAGGAGCTACTAAGCCAGTTCCTGAAATCTTAGAAACGCTGGCTGGGTATCTTCCGCCCACAAATGTGGCGTATTGATAAGCAACTAGTGTCACTGTCAGGTTCAAGCCTGCTGTTTGGTCCATTCTTACCATTGCTGGCTGTCCTGCTTGCTCGAAGAGGAGCATGTCAGCGCGTCGCACGACGTAGACTTCGTCTTCGTTGCTGCCTGATCCGGCTGCATCTATGACGTTAGCGTCGGTTACGACTGGGATACCGGCGATTTGCGTGCCTGTATTCCCATAACCGGCTACTGGACCGATTCCCATACTATTCTGCGGGACGTTGGTCTGTGGTAGTACCAAAGGTCGGTTCTGACCATCAACGGCTGCCTGTAACCAAGCTAACCGGCGTGGGTGCATGACGATTAGGTCAGCGCCTGCGTATCGGTTGCTGTTAATTTTTTGGATAGCGTCAATAAGTTTTGGATAGAACTCAGCGACGGTAGGTGATCCATCGGTATAGGTCACGCTATTAGTTCCGCTGATGTTTCTAAGCCCTAGCAACTGACCAGATGAACCGGAACCGTTTAGGCATTGGTTATCTAGTTGCGCTGCCATTGCGCCCATCATGTCTGCCGCTATTAGTGAATCCACGCCGGTGCCTCTTTCGATGCTTTGGCGTGATACTTGCTGACCGGCTGCTATTGTTCGCACGTCTGCGGTTAGCAGGGTGTCGTCAATATCGGTTTCGCTTACTGCTGCATTTTCGGATGCCTGGACCGCTGAACTGCTGCCCGTCGTTACCCTACTGATATTTATGCTCAATCCATCGGAAGGGAGTGGTAGGCGTGTGCATTGATCGGCGAAAGGTCGCCCTGCTCGCGCGAGTTCCGCTGCTAGTTGCGTTAGATACTGTGGTACGACTAAACCGGCGTAATTAGCGGTAGTGCCGTCACGGTATTCTAAATCCATTTCTTGGCGGTGTCGGCGTATCCTATCGGAAGCGTCAATATCTCCATTAAATTGGCTGTTATACAAATCTTGGAAGAAAGAAACGCTGCGGTTTTCTTCAACATAGGTCATTGGTTCGTGTGTTACGACAACGTTGCCGACTGCTCGTGCTTCGGTGTCATCTGTGTTCGATACTTCAGCCCTTAGTTTAGCTGCTTCCAAGTTAGCGACCTGAACAGCTCGCAACTCTGCAATACGGGTATCTAGCTCTTCTGCCCGTGTAGCTAATTCTTTAAGGTTTGTATCTTCTGTTTCGGTAAGGTCGCGTTCTTCATCTGCTGCGCGTGTGACAAGTCCTGTCTGCGCTTCTGAGATTTCTGCACGTTCCTCTACCAGTTGGTCTAGTAGTTTCATGGTTTATTTTCTCCAAAT